GTGCGGCACCTTAATAGGGGATACGCAAATAGGTTTTAGAGGCGATTCGATACTTGTTCAAATTGTATTCGAGGCGTTGGATGTCGTCAGGCGTCAGCGTGGCGGGGTGATACACCAGGAAGTGCGCGCCCCCGCTGGCCACCTCGCTGCTGCCGTAGAGCACAGGCGGCTCGGGCGGGTTGCTGCCGGCCAGTGCCCAGCTATCTACGAACAGTTCGGACGGCTCCTCCTCCCCCACACCTAGGTAGGTGTAAAGCACACTCAGTACCAGGTTGGTCGTCTGGATGTAGATGGGGTTGCTGGGCTGGTACCCCACGTCAGATAGCCACAGGCCGTAGATGTCGAGGTTCAGGCAGCGCTCCAGCACGATGGTCTGCCCATTGTAGCGCACCTGCCGCGTCAGGCGCACACGCGTGTCCGCAAACGCCTGCTGCACCGCCGTCAGGGGGTACAGCAGCACAGACAGCCATGCCCGCAGCAGCGGCCTGCGCAGCGGCGGCGGCAGGTAGCGGTATACAAATTGCGATATACTGAAGTCGAATGTCATGGCTATACTGTTCGCATGACAAAGCCAACAGTGACATAGGGTGGCATGTTGTTGTGCGGTTGCCCACCGCCAACAAAAGTGGTAGCTGTGCCAGTACCACTGTTAGGGTCTCCAGGGGAGCCAGGGTTAGGCTGCTGCGCCGCAGTATCCGGTACCCCGCCATAGTCTGTGAAACCACCGATAGTAACGCCACCAGGCGCAAAGCCTCCCCCGCTACGATTCATGAAGTGCCTATGTGCGGGTATATGTGCCACAGTCAGGGGTACCTCGCGTTGACCACCCGTCAACCCCAGTTGCCAGTGGTGTGGGCTATTGATACTCCCTGGGTCATGGCCAATGGGCATGCGGCTACGCAAGTCGGGCGTTCCATTGGTGCCATCGCATAGTTGCACGCCGTGGGGTAAGGCTCCTCCCCACCACATTTGAATCACACCCAGCGGGAAGCGGTGCAGGTCATACAGCCTGCGGATAGCATTGAGCGCGATGCGTGGCTGCCCAGCCGTGGCGGTCGGGCTCACCACGGCCGTGTAGTCTGCCGCGCAGGGCTTGTGCAGGCTATCGCGATAGCTGCGGAGGTCCACCGTGTCGTCCGCCTGCATCACCAGGAACCAGTTCGTGCTCACATTGGTCGCCGCCGCCACCTTACACAGGCGGCCACCCAAATAAACCAGCCCCGCGCTGAGGTTAAACGTAGGGCCCGCGCCCGTCAGCTGGCAGCCACTCAGCACAAAGCCATGCGGCTGGCCGCCTATGGTGGCCACATAGTCCGCCAGTGCTAGTGCCCACATCTCGTTATGCTGAGCTTGCAGCATTAGCAGGTCATCGTTGCGGAAGGGTCGCCCGCCGGGCAGGTTGGCTATCAGTTCTCTCATGGTACTATAGGTTTTTGTGGTTTATTCCCCTCTCCTTGCGGGGAGGGGTTAGGGGTGGGGCTTATGCAGTGAAATAGCCACAGATGGTATAGCCAGGCTCAAAGTAGTCGTCGGGGCACAGCGCGGCGGGTAGGTCGCCCGTGTTCACCACCGTGCCACGCAGCAGGTACTGCGCCTGCACAGGGTTGGCAGGCTGCACCCGATACACCAGCACCTGCCCCGCGGTCAGGTAGGTATCCACGCCCGCTGTTTGCAGGGCCGGGTTGTCGGCTATCAGCCAGAACAGCCCGTCCGGGCTGCCATACGCTTGCATGGCGGCATCCAGTAGGTTCTGGCCGTGTTCTATCGTTATCTGCTGTATCATGATATATTGTCTTTCTTTTCCCCTTCCGCCTCTGGCGCAGAGGGGTTAGGGGTGGGGCTATAGCGGAATAATGTCTACACTGCCATCCGCATAGGTAATCACCCGTTGGGTGGCCGTCTCTGTGGTCTGTAGCACGGTTTTGGGCGCGGTGGCCTGCGCGGTGGCCGCCGCCAGTTGCTGGTCTGGCGTGGTGCCGGGGACTATGACGGGCTGCTGCTGGGCTTCGTCCTCGCGCAGCTCCAGCTCCACGGCCAGGTCTGCCGTCAATTCAATGGTAAAGGGCTGCATGTTCACAAAGCCCTCTTGCCGCGGCAGGTCCAGGTTCATCAGCACCGCATCGCGTATGCCCAGCTCCTCGCAGATGCGGGCCTCCACCCGCACCACGCCGCCGTACTCAAAGAAATCGCGCAGGCGGCTGATGTACGCATAGGGATAGCCATAGCCATCACCCACGATCACCCCGCGTATGCGCAGCAGCCAGTCGCTCATGCCTATCAGCTCCTTCACACTGCCGTCGCGCCCCTGCACCTCGGTTTCTACGATGCGCTTGGCGCGACTGAAGTCTATCATCGTGGCGGGCGGCAGCGCCAGCCGGTAGCCCGTGCCATCCGTGGCCATGTAGGCACTGTCCTTGCCCGGTATCACCAGCGTCACGGGCTCTAGGATAGGCGTGCCCAGTGCGCTCAGCTCCACCACATCCACCTCATCCACTTCCTGCACCGCATAGCCAGGCGTGGGCATCTCCTGTTCCGCATCCTCGCCCGCCAGCAGTTGCCGCAGGCGGCGGTAGCGCGGTATGCGTGCCGTGGCGCCGAACACCTGCTCCAGCAGAAAGGGGATGGCTATGTTATAGTTGGCCATATCAGTTGCTCGCTAGGTTTACTTCCGTGTCGCGCACAATGGTGGTAAACACCCGCTCCATTTCGGTGCGCACCTTGGCCACGCCCTCGTTCAGGTGCTGGGTAATCACGTTCAGTTCCTTCACCAGCCCATCGTGTATGTTGATGGTGATGTGACGCACCCCGCTGTGGCTGGCCACGCCTGCTATGTGGCCTTTCAGGTCGCTGGCGGGGTCGGGCCCCCCTGCGCCGGCCAAGCCGCCCAGGCCTGCCAGCTCCTGCCGCGTGTCGTGCGCCGCGCGTTTGCGCAGCAGGCTGTCGGCCAGGTCTCGCGTAGACTTAGCCACATCCGTAGACTTGGCTATTTCTGCCAGTTGCTTTAGCTGCTCACTGCTCAGTTGGTCTATGGCCGTGGCCTGCGCTTTTTGCATTGTGGCAATAGTAGACTCGGCAAAGGCCACATAGCTCTTGCCGTCCAGTCGGATGCCGCTACTGTCCTTGTAGTTCAGCAAGCGGTCTTTGAACAGCTTGCGGTCTGTGTCGCTAAGGCCCAGCTCCGTCATCGCCTGGGACGTCTGCTGGGCAAAGGTGCGGATGCGCTGCTTGTTCTGCCTGTCGCTCGATACGCCAAAGTAGTTCATCATCTTCTCACCCGCCTCCGCCAGCTCCTTGCGGAAGGTGATGACAAGCCCGATACCCGTTATCAGCCAGCCCCACGGGTTGGTCAGGTTCAGCGCACGGAAGGCGTTGGTCAGCCCGCGCGTGGCCCCTGTGGCCAGGGTCGTAGCCGTGGTGGTGGCCCCCAGTTGGGTGATCAGCATCGGCAGCCGCCGCAGGTTGGTCAGCAGCCCCGCCGCCATAGCGCCCAGGGCCACCACCAGCCGTTGCACCCCCTGCACCACCAGGGTGACCATGGCCGTCTTGCCATACAGCAGCATCCGCGCCATAGGTATCAGGCCCCGCGTGGTCACCAGCACCAGCCCTTTGCTCAGCATGCCTAGCGCAGGCAGCGCCATGCCTATGCTGGGCAGCAGCTGCCCTAACATGGCCAGGTACGCACCCCACTCGCCTGTGGCGCTCAGCACACTTAGCTGCAACGCCTGTAGCTGGGCCTGCACACGCCCCATCTTTTTGGCGATACTCTCCTGCACCGCCGCACTTTGCCGTTCCAGCTCGGTAGTGCCCGTTACCGCATCCTGGAACTGTTGTATCAGCTCCGTACTGTTCAGCAGCTGGGCAGCGGCGTTCACATTCTCGGTGCCAAACACCAGCCCCAGGGTGCCCATGTCTTTTCCCACCTTTTTCAATTCATTGAGCCTATCTATAAGTGGCAGCGTGGTATCCTGCACCTTTTTCATGTCCACGCCTGCCGCTTGCAGCGACTCCAGCGCATCCTTGCTTATCAGCTTTTCGCTCAGCGTCTTCAGCAACACATTACGCACTGCCGTGCCGCCCTCTGCGCCTTTGATGTTCAGTTTACCCAGCGTCTCGCTCACCGCCACCAGCTCCTCTATGCTCAGTCCTGCTGCACGTGCGGCACCTGCACTCTTGTTCATCGTCTCGGCCAGCTCACTCACCGTCACGTTCCCTTCCTTCTGCCCTGCGGCCATCACATTGGCCACCCGCGTCATGTACTCTGCTTGCTTGGCACTGTCCCACGTGCTGTCACCAAACACGTTCACGGCTGTGGTCAGCGCCTTTTGCGCACCCACCACATCGCCTTTCATCGTCAGCCCCAGTTTGTTGATGCTGTCCGCCATATGGCTCAGCGCATCCTGGTTCGCGGCCACCTGTGGCCCCAAATCGCTCAGCACTCCGGTAAACACCGCCGCTTGCGCACTGGCCGGGCCCCCAAAGGTCTTGCTCAGCCCAATGGCGCGGCCCTCGAGCGCCTTCAGGGCATCGCCGCTCAGCCCGGTTATCATCTGCACCTCTTGCATGGCACTGTCCAGCTCCACCAGCGGCCGCATCGCCCCACTGATGGCGTGCCCGGTCGTCTGCATGGCATGCCCTAGGTGGTTCAGCGCCATGGCCGTCTTGCCCACACCTTCCAGCTTGCTTTGCAGCCCCGCCATAGCCATCACCGCCTTGCCCGCATACCCTTGCAACTGCTGCAAGGGGCCACTCACTTTGTCACTGAGCAGCAGTATCCATTGCGTTTGCTTTTGCTCCATAGATATGCGTATATTTGGGTATATGACAGAGTTTCAAGAGTTTCTACTAGTGGCTGGCTGTGGGCTGGGGTTCATGCTGTGGCTCTTCTGGCGCACGCCCGTGCGCCAGCAACCTCGCGACCTGTGGAAGTGGGTGTGGGGCGAGCCAGATGACCCCTCAGACGCTCCCCCTAAGGCCTAGCGTTTACGCATCGCAGCCGCCCGCTGTTCCAGCACCCAGCATATGCGCTGGTAGCAGGCTGCCCATTCCTCATCCGTCAGGCGTTCCGGCAGCACATGCGCCTCTGTCAGTATCAGGGCATCCACTTGCGCTATCCAGTCGTCCTTGCGGATGGCGGCAGCCGCTAGCACTCCACCAGGCTACTCTCCGCTAGCTTGACGATACCGTTCAGCTCCACACAGCAGGCCAGGAAGTGCTCATCCACCGTCTCCTGGCGTGGGTCGCCCGCCACCCGGCAGTTGCCAAACAGCACCTCGCCCACCTTCACCGGCTCCGCGCTGTACTTGCTGGCCAGCCCCAGTATCTTCCGGTCCGGCTTCTTGAAGTAGCCCACCAGCCGCTCGCCGTTGTGCGCCGTCTCTATCCGGTAAATCTGTCCATGCTGCGCTTTCAGCTTGTTCACATCTGTGGCGCTCAGCTCGCCGGGCAGCAGCTCCGGGGCGGCGTGCGCTACGGGCTCTGTCTTCTTTACGTGCTCTTTCATTGTATTGGGGGGTTATGATATTTTGTGATGTATCCCCCTCTCCTTGCGGGGAGGGGCTAGGGGCTGTGTCCGCCTTAGGCGCGATGGGGCTTGGCTTATCGGTACCAGATGTCCGCGATCACCAGCGTCAGTTCCACCATGCTGTTGCTCTCGCCCTGGCTATGGGTGCGGCTCACTTGGCTGATGCGGCAGCCCAGCAGGCGGCGCGTCACGATGGGCTTGCCCGCAGGGGCAAAGCTGAGGATCACCGCAAAGGGCGGGATGTCCGTCATGCTCGCGCCGGGCGGCAGGTTCTGCTCTATCCATATCGCCTCTTGCTCCTCTATGGTCATGGCACCGCTGAAGGTCTTTTGCCCATCGCCATAGCTCACGGGCTTGTTGCCTGCGCCATAGTTCAGCGCCAGCTCCTTCTGCTCTTCGTAGCTGATTTCCGTGATGCCCCAGATTTTTTTGCCAAAGAGCACCACGTCTATGCTGGCCCAGTCGTAGGCGCGGCCATTGATGGTGGGTACAGGACTATCCATGATTATGCGTTGTTAAAAGGGTTGTTGAACCGAATGTAGCCCGTAATTTGCCGCGCCACACCCAGCGGTGTGATAGCAAAGCGCACATCTATCATAGACGTGGCCAGCACGTTCTGCGCCGGGTCTATGTACACATCGGGCAGGGCACTCAGCTCCCCATCGCGGTACATCTGGCTCAGCGCCTCCAAGCCCAAGGCCTCGGCCCAGGCCACCCAGTTCTTGTCCAGGTTGCCCGTGTCGGCATCCACCGGCACGTTGCTCATCAGCAGCGGCAGCAGCGCCCTATAGGCCAGGCGGCTGGCTTTGTGCATGGTGCGGTTATTCTCGATGTAGGCGAAGTCGCTGGCCGCCTCTGTGCAGGTGGCGCTGTCGCACCAGTAGTGCCCCGCATAGCCGGCGTAGGGCAGGGCAAAGAGGTAGCCTTTGTCCTTCAGCGTGCCCAGGTCGGTTTCGCTATAGCTCGCCAGGGCTTGCCCGCTGCTCAGGCCTGCCGCCAGGAACGCGCCGTTGCCCGTGAGGTTGAACAGTGCCAGCGCCCCGATGTTCTGCTGCACCTGTGCCGCGCTGATGGTGCCCAGCACCGTGCCCAGTGCGGCGTGGCCTGGCGACAGGCCATCGCCGAACGGACTCCCCGGGCTGCGGTCTTGCGCGATGACCACACTCACGTTGGCGGCATCCAGCGCACGCAGGTTCGCTGCGGCGCTGGCCGTGCCGTTGTAGCTGCGCCCTTCTATCACAATGTCCACTGGCCGCTTCTGCACAAACTCACTGTCTGCCAGGGCTTGCGCTTTGCTGATAACCGCCGGCAGCTGGGCATCCAGCCCACCGCTCAGCACGGGCGTGTAATTTTGATAGAGGTTGAACGCCACCCCCAGTTGGCGGATGCGCCCGTTGGCCGTGCGCAGCAGCTTGGCGGCGTACTGCTGGTCTTTGTCCACCAGCAGGCTCCAGTCCGTCACCGTCGTTGGCACCAGCATCAGGTGCAGCTCCCCGTTCGGGTTCATCCGGAAGAACTCGCGGATGTGGTAATGCACCAGACCCTCATTTGCGGCATCATAGGCGCGGGTCAGCCCCAGCCCCTCCGCATCGCGCACACTAAACAGCGTGGCAATGGCACCCAGGGGCAGGCTCGGCGTGGCCCACCCATGCACGAGGAGCCCGCTCACCATGTCCTCGCTGGGGTTGCGCCGGCCTAGGCCACCCCCTTGTTTGATGATCGTAACGTCGTTCAGTGCCATGGTTATTCAGCGTTGGGGGTTTCGGGTTCGGGTTCGGTTGCTTTGGCTTTGGCCTTCTTCTCGGCTTCGGCTTTGGCCTTCAGCTCGGCTTTGGTGGCCTGTGCATCATCAGCCTGTAGCGCTTGGCGACGTATCGTCGTAACCAGTTCTGCCTTGCCGGCCACTTGCAGCGCTATGCCATAGTCCATGTAGCCACGGTTGGCCACGATATACACCTCGTCGCGGTGGTCATGGAGGAACGCATCTTGCGCTATCTTTTTGTGCTCTGCTGTCATTTTTTATAGGGGTTTAAATCGTCTTAAAATCAGGTTAATCACCACAACCAGAAACAGGCTACTCCACCACACCACACCGCTCCACCACCAGAAGCCATAGACCCGTTCGGTCTGCACCACCGTGCGCGTCTCCGTTTCGCGGCGTATCGCGCCCGCTATCGTCTGCGGTATGGCGTTGCACTTACATTGTATGTGCAGGCGGCCTTGGGTATCGTAGTGCCAGGACAGCGCGGCCTGCCCTGTCGTATCGGTCACGATCTGCAAGGCCCCCGGACGAGCCTGCCCCTCATGGATAGAGGGTGCAGGTGGCTCGCCGGGTTTCCCCACATGATAATCAGGCACCGGCGCGCCAGCCCACGGCAGCAGCACGGTGCGCACTTCTGCCGCTGGGGTCAGTATCGTCGTGTCGCGCACCGCCACCACGCGCTCCACTGTGGTGGGTACACAGGGGTATTTGCGTGTGCAGGCCCGCTCTGTGCTACAGCTGCTCAACAGCAGCCCCGCACATAGCAGCAATAGCAGTATAGTTACCTCACCCCCCCGCTGCTTGCCCCCCTCTCCTTTGGAGAGGGGCTGGGGGTGAGGCTTCTGTTCAGGCGCATCACTCGCCGGATTCTTATACGCATCTATCCGCTCATAGAGCATGGCTGCCAGCTTAGGCGGTAGCCAGCCCAGCAGGCTCAGGTTCTTGACCAGGCTGAGCACCAGGAACAGCACCATGGGCACCAGTATGCCTGTGGGCAGCCAGCTGAGCGAGGGCTCCGCACGGCCATAGTTGTGGGCCAGTATCAGCAGGCCCAGGTAGGCCACTGCTTTGAACAGCCCCCGGAACGCCTTGCGTGACTCCCATCGCTTCTGGCGGTACGCATAGAGCATGCCCGTGACACTATCGGCCATGATGGTCAGGAACACCAGCAGCAGCGTGATGGGCGGGCTCCACAGGTACGTGTCCGTAAACTCCAGCACCCCGGCGGTGGTCAGTCCCAGCATGGCACACAGGGCGTACCAGGGAGTGCGCAGGTTCATGCCCAGCAGGATGCGCAGTTCGTTCAAGAGTTCGGATACAAGGGCGTGCATGGCGCGTTTATAGGTTCTTCAAAAAATCGGATATGGCGGTGGCCACCGCGAGCTTCCGGGCACGGTAGCGCGTCAGGTCGCCCGCGTTTAGGAAGCACACCTCCAGCAGCAGCGCCGGGCAGGGCGTGAACCGCAGGATGCCCAGGCTACCCACTGCGGTTTGGGTGTCGGGCTTTGCGCCGCGGTCAGGAAGGCCCAGCGCCCCGGCCACCGCCTTGCTCAGCGTGCGGGCGCGGGCTATGTTCAGGGCACTGGTGCCCACAAAGTGGAACACCTCTGTGCCTGTGGCGGTGGGGTGGTTGTGGTTGAAGTGGATATCCAGCACAAAGTCCGTAGGCCTGGCCTGCCCATTGATGGCCTGAATGGTGCGGGCCAGATCCAGACTATCGTTGTCGGTCTCCGTGCTGCCGCCACACCGCGCACACTTATTCAGCTGCTGTGCCACCAGGTCGCGCAACTCAGCCGTCAGCACCGCCTCGCGCGTGCCATCGTAGGCCACTGCGCCCAGGTCGCGTTGCAGATCGTGCCCGGCTATGAGGTATATGGTGCGTCGGCTACTCATGTCTCTCGCTAGCTGGTTGCCGTAATCAGCACACCCACGCCACGGTCGGCTATGGTGCCCGCCAGGAAGCGCAGTTGTGCGCCTATTAGCCAGCCACGGTAGTCGGCCCAGCGATCTTCGGCCCGCACCACCACACTGCCCATGGCCCGGAATACCTCGCTGTTGATGAACGCGATGGCGCGCACCCACTTGTCGCCCGCATTGTAGGCACCGCCTAGGGTATCGGGCACGTTGCTGCTCGTGTACAGGTGGCCGCTGTTGTAGATGTAGGGCTTGAAGCCATAGATGCTGCTGGCCAGCGTGCCGTTCACCGCCGCACTGATCTGGTTGAACAGCGTGATGTCCTCGCGCAGGATCTCCTCCATCGCCACGCTGTCTAGTAGCAGCGTGCGCCCTTGGCGCGGCATGTTGGCTTGGTCAAAGCGGCTCGCCAGCTTGATGATGTCGGCCCGCGTAACCGCGCGGAAGGTGTTCAGCGCGCCCGTCGTCTGCACCACCGGGGTCTGCGCACCATCCGCTGCGGGCAGCAGGTTGTAGCTACCGCGCAAGGCCGCTTGGTCGCGCAGCGTGGCCGTGTGTTGCCGCAGGATGCTCTCTGCCTTGTCATAGGCCGTCTCCAGCTCATCCACATTGGTCAGGTGGGTGGGCGTGGTGTCCAGTGTCAGCAGGGTGCGCGCCTTGTTCACATCCGTGCGCTGGGCAGGCGTCATCGGCCAGCTCGTGTTGTCCACCACCGTGGTGGGCCCGGCTCCTGCCACCGGCAGGTTCAGCACGTCGTTCTCTACAAACGCATCGTAGTTCGTCAGCTCATTCAGCCAGCTGCCGTCAGCGTAGAACGCCTCCTTGATCTGGTCGCTGTACAGTTCTTTGAATACTCCGGCCATGTCTTTCGTTGAATTATGGATTATGAATTATGAATGGCGGATTACCATTCAGCATTGGCAATTGAGGATGTGGGGGCTAGTGCTTGGTGTTCGCCTTCAGCAGGGCATAGTAGCGCGTGGGGTTGTCTTGCTTCAGTTGCATCAGGCCCTTGGGGTCGCGCTTGGCCCAGTCGCGGAAGCTCCAGTCGCTGCGGTCTTCGCCCTCATCGCCTTTTTCGGCCACAGGCTGCACGTGTCCGCCTAGGCTACCCGCTTTGGGCATACCGTCCAGGATGGCCTCCGTGCTGGCATAGTCCTTCTCCGCCAGCTGCGCCCACTGCGCCTTGGCAGCGGGCAGTATCTTCTTGTCCGCTATAGCCGCCGCTATCAGGCTGTCCACCCGCGCACGCGCGGCGGCATCCTCGGCTGCTTTGTGCGCGGCAGCCAAGCGGTCGCGCTCCGCTTTCAGGTTGGCGGCAGCGGCCAGCACTTCGGCTTCGCCGGCCGTTTCCGGCAAACCGAGGTTTGCCGCAAGTAGGCTCATATTCATTTCCGTATGGATTTGGGTTTCGGGTTTGGGTTCGGCCGCCGGCTTGGGGCTATAGGCCGCTATGCGCAGCCCCAGCGCATTGGCCGCAGCGGCCAGTGCATCGGGCTGCACCGCCAGCACGCTCTCGCTCACGCTATCGGCCAGTTGCATCGCTACCGCCTCCTGTGCAGTCAGCCACGTCTCGGCATCCAGCAGGGCCCCTAGTTCATCCACAGGCTTGCCGCTGCGTTTGCTGTAGGTGGTCAGCAGGTTGGTGCGCACCTTGTCTAGCACTTCGGCTGCCTTGCGCATCGTAGCAGCATCGCCCTCTGCATACGTCCACGGGTTGTGCACCATCAGCATGGCATTCTCCGCCATCGTCCGCGTAGCACCCGCCTGGAACAGCACACTGGCCATACTGGCCGCTATGCCATCTACATACGTGTGCACCGTGCCCTTGTGGCGTTGCAGCGCATTCAGGATGGCCGTGCCTTCAAAGACATCGCCACCGTTGCTATTGATGCGCACATGCAGCGTGGTGTCGGGTGATAGCTGCGCCAGCGCCTCCAGCACCCGCTTCAGGTTGATCTCGCCCCAGCGGTCTACGTGGCCATAGAGGTATAGCTCGGCCGCTTGGCCGGTGCTGGCAGCGTTGAGATAGAGGCCCGTGCGGTGTGGCATGGGGCAAAGATGCGGGGGCTTGCCCTACCCTGCCAAACTGGCAGAACAACCTGTGGGCTGAAAACGCACAAAATTGACACCCCTTGCCCCATTTCTGTAAATGCGTTTGGCCCACCGCCGCAAATCTACCGCATTTTTGTCAGGATGAAGGCAGCCAAACCAGCCCCCCGCTTAGCCCGCAAAGCCGCGCAAATGCTCACCCGCGAACTCTTCCTTGCTGGCCGCACCCGCAAGGACATAGCCGAACTGGTGGGCTACAGCGAGCGCGCCGTCGGTAGTTGGGTGGAGGAGATGGGACTGGAGCAGGTGCGCAAGCGCATCGCCAGCGCCCCGCGCATGCTGGCGGAACGCATGCTGGCCGAGCTGGAGGAGCTGGAGGCCACCATACAAGCCCGCGAGCCGGGTGCCCGTTTCGCCAACGCCAAAGAAGCCGATGCGCGCCGCAAAATCCTGGCCAGCATCAAAGACCTGAACGCTGGCATGACGCTCAGCCAATACGTGGACTTCTGCCTCGAACTCAATAGCTACATCCGCGCCCATCACCCCGATGCAGCTGAGCAGGTGACCGATATGCTGGACGGCTTTGTCAAACGCAAAGCACAAGAACTGGAAGCGTAACGATGAAACCCCGCAGCCCCGCATATATCAGCCCCCGCAGCCGCAAGGCACTGGAACGCTGGCAGATGGCCTGCGAGGCTACGGCCGTGGCCACACAGGAACAGTTGTTCCAAGACAAGCCCGGCGACCAGGCCGCTCGCAAGGAGCGGGCGCTGGCCGACTACCGCTTCTTTGCCCAGACCTATTTTCCGCAGCTCTGCAAAGCGCCTTGTGCCCAGTTTCAGGTGCAGTTCTTTGAGGCGGCCGCCAGCGACCCGCGGTTCTTGGGGGTGGCCGAGTGGCCACGGGAACATGCCAAGTCCATCCACGGCAGCACCATTGCCCCGCTCTGGCTGCTGGTGCGCGGCCAGCTCAGCGGCTGCCTGCTCGTGAGCAGCACCTATGACAAAGCCGCCTTCCTGCTGGCAGACCTGGCCGAGCAGCTCACCAGCAACCACCTCTTCATCCACGACTGGGGTGACTACTACCAGCGCGGCACCTGGCAAGAGGGCCATTTCGTTGCTAAAGGCAGCATCCTCTTCGCCGCCCTCGGGCTGGGCCAAAGCCCGCGCGGCCTGCGCGCAGGTGCCAACCGCCCGAACCTGCTCATAGGCGACGACCTGGATACCGCCGCTATGGTGGAGAACCTGCGCCGGGTCAAAAAGGCCGTTAAATGGCTCTTCGAAGATGCCTACTTCGCCCTCGATACTCGCGCCGCGCGCATGTGGTGCCTGGGCAACCGCATCCACCCGCATAGCATCCTGGCGCATGTGGTGGGGGATGTAGAGGAAGGCGACCCCAAACGCGAGGGCCTCTACCACAGCAAGGTCTATGCCCTGCAAGACAGCAAGGGCCGCATGGCATATCCCCACGGCGAACCCGCCTGGAAGGAGCGCTACACCCGCGAGGAAATCATAACCAAGATTAACACGGCGGGGCATTATGCGGCCATGCAGGAGTTCTTTCACACCTATGCCCGCGAGGGCACCATCTTCAAACACGACTGGTGGCAGTACACCACCCCACTGCCCTACCGGCAGTATGACCGCATCGTCGCCTACTTTGACCCCTCCTTTAAGGACACGGCCACTAGCGACTACAAGGCCATTGTGGTCGTGGGTAAGACCGCCAGCCACTTCCACGGGCTGGATGTGTTTGTGCGCCGCTGCTCCGTGGCTGCCGTCATCGCCTGGCTCTATGAGCTAGAGACCCGCTACCGCGCCAAGGATGCCGTGCTGGAGCTGTGGATGGAGCAGCAGTTCATAGACGAGATGTTCCGCCGCGAGATAGCCGAACAGTCTGTCCGTTACGGCTTCCACCTGCGCATGCGCTATGACAAGCGCAAGAAACCTAACAAGGCACAGCGCATAGAGAACCTGACACCCATCTTCGAGGCTGGCCGCTTCTGCTGGAACGAGAAGCTGAAAGGCAAGCCCGATTTCATCACGCTCAAGAACCAGTTTATGGGCTTTGAGCGCGGCGCTAACCTGAACGACGATGCGCCAGATGCCACAGAAGGCGCGGTGTGGCTGCTGGAAGCCCAGCCCTCCTGGAACGAAGCACCCGGACACATCCAATTGCGCACCCGCCGCAACCAATTATGAATGGTGAATTGTAAATGATGAATTACCCCAACACCATAAACTATTTCTGCTTGCTGCTAATCAGTATGCTGGCCAGCAGCTTTTGCAGCTCCGTGCAGTCTGCCGTCAGCGATTCAAATGCTAGGTCGGCCAAGTATGCTGAGGCCTGTAGCAACTCCAACCAGTATGCCGTCTCATTTGCTTCCTTCTGTGCAATGGCCAGCTTATGGACAAAGTCTGCACGGCTCTCCGCATGTTGGCTCTCGCGCACCATTGCTCCTATGGCTGTTCCGCTACGCAAAACCTGCTTGCTCATCACATACTCTTTCTGTTCTGTCGTCAGGTGCTTGTACAAGTTGACCACCCGAACGGCAAACGCAAAAGACTTGTCTCGGATAATATTCTCTTTCATCTTACCAAGTTAACTCCATTCATAATTCACAACTCATCATTTATAATTATATGCTAAAGCCCATCACCCTCTACCGCAACGAAGACGAGAAGGTAGCCATCGAGCTGATGCGCGACCCCCACACCCCCGCCCTGTTGGGGCCCAACACGCCCACCCCGGTGGTGACGCAGGTCAAAGCCTTCCTGTTTGTGGGCACCACCCCTGTCAAGACCTACGCCCTCACGCCAGACACCGATGCGGGAGAGGGCACACTGGCGCTGGACAGCCAGCAGCTCAACCGCCTGCACGTGTTCGTCACACGGGCAGACAGCAGCCTCATGCCGGTGGGGCAACTCAACTACGTAGTACATGCCGACTTTGTAGACGCCGACTTCACCCTTGGCCGCCGCGAGGTATTCCGCGGCACGCTGGGCATCGTAGCCGACAATCCCGCCGCCACAGCCGAGTAAGCGTCGGTTCTCCATTCTCCATTCTCCATTCTCCATTCTGAAACATGCCCATCCTCCGAACGCTTGCCGCGCCCGGCTTCACCACCAAGGGCGCACCGCTCTCCCACGCAGAGGGCGACACCAACCTCATAGAGCTGTACCAGCTGCTGCAAGCCCTGCCGCCCGGCCTGGCCACCTATGACCCCACCAAGACCTACCCCGCCGGCACGGCCGTCATCCACCAGGGCCAGATCTACCAGGCCACCACCCAGGCCACGGGCCCCTGGAACCCCGCCCTGTGGGTGGCGGTACCCACGCCTGTGCCCGCAGCCTTCCCCACCTGGGACAACGCCGCCACCTATGCCCTGGACGATGACGTGAGCTACAACCTGCGCCTCTACCGCAGCCTGGCCAATGGCAACACCGGCAACGCCCCCGATACCAACCCCGCCCTGTGGGTGGAGCTCAGCCCCAGCGATGCCCCCTTCATCCCCGACTGGGTGGATGGCGACCTCTACAGTGCCAACCAAGTGGTGGTGCGCAATGGCCGCATCTGGCGCGTCAACCCCGCCCGCACCACCCCCTTTGTGTCTACTAACGCCACTTGGGCGGCTGAAGTGGACGCCCTCTCCTGGATGCCGCTGGAGGCCCCCCAGCCCCATGGCGTCCTCATCTCAGACTACACCGCCCTGCCCACGGACACCCTGCTGCGCGTAGATACCACCACCGCCCCCATCACCATCACCCTGCCCGATGTCATACAGGCGGGCAAGCTGGAAATCCTCCGCGTGGCGGGCACCCACCCTATCTCGCTGGAGACCCCCGGTGGCCAGACCCTCAACGGTCAGCCCTCTGGCGCAAGCATCGAGGCGGCCTTAATCAGCATTTATCACCCTTTCAATAACAATTACACCATGATCAATTCTCAAGAAGGTGGCACCGTAACCCAGGTGTCCATTGACCTCACCGGCTATGTAAACCCTGGCGGCATAGATGCCGCCGGTGCCGTGGACCTCAGCGTGTTTAGCACGGCGTACACCGACCAAGGCCTTGCGTATGACGACCAAGTGATAGACGCAGACCGCCCGTTTGTGCGCAAAGCCCAGAAGGACATCCAGGTGCTGGAGCTGCGGGTGCCCGGCCCCAACAGCGGCGACCAGTACTTCTGCGCGCTGCGAGGCGTGCCTGTGAACGTGGGCACGGTGCGCCTGCGCCTGCACCCCGGTGTGGGCAATGACAACCTGGTGCTGGTGGACCAGGACGATGCCGCAGCCCCCACCATCCCCGCTGGTGCGGTGCCCCTGCGCCTGCGCAATGATGCCCAAGCGGTGCTCTCCGGCGCAGAAGGCGACTTCATAGACCTAACCTACGATGCCACGCAGAACATGTGGTTCCAAACCGGTGGCATGAGCTTCTAGCAGCACCTCCAGCCCAGCAGGCCCCACCCCCTCAAGGGGTGGGGGTTCTGGGTGCCTACCATGTTTGTCCTCTCCAGTCATATCACCCTGGGCGAACGCCTAAAGCCGTTTGCCTTCTGCCAGGAGCTGACCATCACCTCCGGCTGGAAGCAGCGCACGGATACGCTTGCCCTGTCGCTGCCCCGCAACCTGCGCCTGCGCCGGCAGAACCTACAGCAGGCCGTGCGCCGGGGCGACCCCTGCCGTATACAGCTGGGCTATGATGGCCACCTGCGCACCGTGTTCGAGGGCTACATCACCGCTGTGAAGCCCGGCATCCCCATGCAGTATGAGGCTGAGGACAATATGTATCTGCTCAAGCAGCAACGCTTCAACCTGGCATTCCGCCATACCACGGTGCGCCAGCTGCTGGAGGCCATGCTGCCCCAGGGCATCCCCCTGCAAGTGCCAGACATCCCGCTTGGTCGCTTCAGCGTCAACCAAGCCACCCCCGCGCAGATACTCGAGGTGCTCTATGCCGACTTTGGCCTCCCCAGCTTCTTCCGCAACGGCACCCTCTACGTGGGACTGGCTTATGTGCCCAGCCTGCAAAACACCCGCCCGCACTTGCTGGACTTCCAGCACAACATCATCAGCAGCAACCTGGAGTACCGTATCAAAGCGGACAGGCGGCTCAAGATACGCGCCATCAGCCTCTACCCCAACAATACCAAGCTGGAGATACAGCTGGGCGACCCCGACGGCGAGGAGCACACCCTGCACTTCTACGACCTGCCCGAAAGCACCCTGAGGCAACAAGCTGCCGCCACTATGGACAAGCTGCACTATGACGGCTATGCCGGAGACCTCGAACTCTTTGGCCTGCCCTACATCAACCACGGCGACATCGTGCGCCTGCGCGACAACGCCTACCCCGAGCGCGAGGGCAACTACCTGGTAGACGAGGTGGAGCGCACCTTTGGCGTGAACGGCTACCGACAACGCATCAAGCTAGGACCTAAAGCCAATTAACCAATGGCGAATGGATAACGGATAACGGACAATCACGAACGTCATTCATTATCCATTATACACTTTACATTATCCATTTAATCACATGGCCGCTACAGACATCCTCCTAGACGACAACCTGACGCCCACGCTGCGCGATGGCGACTTTGTGGCAGACCTGAGCGATGAGCAGCACATCCAACTACTGCTGCTTACCGACAAAGGCAGCTGGCGCGAATCGCCACTGGCGGGCCTGGCCATCCACCGCCAGCTGCGCGCCAGCATGCGCCCGCGCGAGGTCATCGCCCTGCGGCAGGACATCCGCACACAGCTCCGCGCCGACGGCCTCGAACCCCTTGCCCTAGACATCTCCCCCGACTTCACCCTCCACATCACCGCCAACCGCCCCTAGCGCACCCCCCTCTCCATTCTACATTCTACATTCTCCATTCAACATGTTCCTCACCATACCCGACTTTCGCCAAGTCATCAAAGACGACCAACTGGCACAGATACTGCCCCCCGGCATGGCACCCCTCAGCGTGGGGGAGCGCCCCGACCTTCCGGTGGCCAGGCTGGCAGATGCCCCCGTGCTGCACGAGGCGGTGCTCTCCGCCATAGCCGAGATGAGCAGCTACCTGAACAGCCGCTACGATGTGGCCACCCTCTTTGCCGCCACGGCCACAGACCGCCACCCACTCATCAAGCTGTACTGTATAGACATCACGCTCTACCACCTGCACAGCCGCATCAGCCCCCGGGCCATTCCGCAGCTGCGCATGGACCGCTACGATGCCGCCATCACGTGGCTCAAACAGGTGGCCAAGGGCGAGCTGCTGCCAGACCTACCTACCCTGCCCGATGGCCAAGACCACACAGGATTCAACGCCGGGCAGAATGCCCGTACCCAGGCCAGACTCTAATATAGCCTTCGAAGCCCTTTAAATCGCCGCACAATGAGAGATTTCCTGCTGTCCCTACTACGTCCCCAGAACGGGGGGCGAACACCTCAGGCGCAAACACCCGCCCCACAAGCGGCGGCCATGCCCCCAAAGCAACGGCCGCCCGACAGCATGATGCGCAGCATCCGCCTGCGGAACGAAGCCTGGGCCAGTGCGGAGCTGACCGCCTTCAAACGCGCCCTGCGCCTGTTTCGCGACCCCGACAGACCCCGCAACGACCTGCTCCAGAACCTCTATGCCAACATCATGCTGGATGCCCACCTGGCCAGCGTGTGCAACACCCGCCGCATCCGCGTGCTGGGCGAGGCCTTCGTGGTGCGCAAGCGCGATACCGCAGAGGTGGACGAAGAGCGCACCCGCCTGTTCAACACGCCCTGGTTCTACCAACTGGTGCAGGCCGCGCTGGATGCCCGCCTCTATGGCTACACCCTGCTGGAGATTACCGGGCTCGACGAGGACGGCGAGATAGCCGAGCTGCGCCCGCTGCCCCGCCAGCACGTGTTGCCCCAAAAACACCTGCTCCTGCGCACACCGGGCGACCAACAGGGCATAGACTACACCAAGCCCCCCTGGGATGTGTGGGCCATCCCCATTGGCGAGCAGGCAGACGCCGGGCTGCTCGAAAAAGCCCTACCCGAAATCGTGTGGATGCGCGCCGCTACCGAGGCCTGGGACGAGTACACCGCCCTCTTTGGCGTGCCCCTCATCCACGCCACCACCAGCGAGCGCGACAGCAAGGAGCTGGCGCGCATAGACCAGTTTCTGGAGCAGTTCCGAAACGCCAGCTGGGCACGCTTCCCCGAGGGCACAGAGGTCAGCATCATGGAAAGCGAGGCCACGGATGCCAGTAAGGTGTTCCTCGAAAACATCACCCTCCGCCAAAAGCGCATCTCCAAGCTCATCCTTGGCGTCACCATGCTCACAGACGAGGGCGCCTCCCTCAGCCAAAGCCAGGTGCATGAGCGCCTGGCGGATGACTACCTGCGGGCAGACCTGCGGTATATACAGGACTTTGTGAACTGGCACCTCTGGTGGCGCTTGCAAGCCCTGGGCTATGACCTGGATGGCTACGAGTTCATCTACACCCAATTTGCCGACACCGTAGACCTACAGGCGCAGATACAGATAGACAAGACCATCGCAGACATGGGCTTTGAGCTGGATGCGCAGTACCTAGAGCAGACCTATGGCACCAAGATCAAGGGGATCAAGCAACAGGGCGCAGCCTTTGCGGCGCATACGCCCCCTTCCGCCGCTGGCGGAGAGGAGCTGGGCGGGGGGCACCACCACGGAGGGCTACGGGCAGCGCCGGGAAAGCAGCCCCCCTCCCCTAGCGGGGAGGGGCTGGGGGCTGTGTCCGCCTTAGGCGCGATGGGGCACCCCTGCTGTGGCCACCACCTGATGGCCGCGCTGCCAGATGAAGGCGCTTTTGCAGACAAGTGGCAGGCCCTGATGGATAGGCTGTGGCAGGACAAGGCACTAGATATACCCGCTGACTTTTTCCTGTACTATGCCCAGACGCTGCAACAGGGCTTTGAACGTGGCTACAATGTGGAGCCGGACTATGACAGCCCAGATAATCAGCGAATCGCGGCCTTCCATGCCAACATCTACTACTTCAGCGCGGCCAGCACCTATGAGCAGGCACTGGAGCTGAAGGCACTGGCAGGGCAAAGCCGCGACTTCGCCGACTTCAAAGCCCGGGTAGAGGCCGCAGGCTTCGAGGTGCAGCGCAGGAACTGGCTACAGGCGGAGTATAACCACACCATAGCCGCCAGCCAGAACGCCGCCAACTGGTTCCGCCAGCAGGCAGACAAGGACTTGTTTGACCTCCAGTACCGGGCCGTGCTGGACGACCGCACCCGCAGTGAACATGCCGCCCTCAATGGACTCACGGCACGTGCAGACGACCCCGTGTGGAGTACCATCTACCCCCCCAATGGCTGGAACTGCCGCTGCGAGGTGATTCAGGTGGCCGCCCTGCCAGGGCGGGAAGATATTAAGCTAGACTCCGCGCTGGTGAACCAGGCCGTGAAGCCCGACTTCCGCTTCAACTTTGGGCAGGAGAACCAGATCTTCAACGCTGCCCGCACCCGCGTACTCCAGAATTATGACATAGGGAGGACGGGCTGGCGCAAGTATGGCCTGGACGACTGGGCGCAGCTAGACCGCAGTAGCCTGCCCAAGCCCGCACTGGGCAACAACAGCAAGGACGCGTTCCGCCAGTGGTGGGCGGTGCAGGCCGTGGCGCAGGGGCGCAACAGCCAAGACCTCTACTTCCCCAGCTACCAGCAGACCTGGATAAAGGCCGAACGCCGACATTTGATAGACCACTTCGACAACGCCAAGCCCGCCGAAAACCGCTGGGCGATGGCTCCACTGGTGAACCAGATACTGGCACAGCCAGATGAAGTGTGGTTTGATAGAGATATCAAACCTAAAACCCTATACTTGAAAAACTACAATGAGGGCACCTACGCGGTGGTTGTGACCGAAGGGGAAATCGCAACTTGGTATCCCGTGCTTGAGCAAAAAATATCTGAAATCAGAAAAGGAGTCCTACTCAAAAAATAAAGCCTTCAAGACAGGCGCATCAATTACTAGGTTTCCCGTTCGCGATTTCCCTCCGAAGGCTTAGAGTACAAATATACGCAGAATACGCATACAAAGTTCACATGAAAGCACAGCGATTTGAAGTACCCTACTTTGGGCGTGGCTTGCAAGGCATGCGCAGGCTGGGGCGCGACTTCCCCAAAGTGGCGGGTGTGACTGCCGTCAACTTCTTCAAAGACCGCTTCCAACGCCAAGGCTGGCAGGATACGGGATTTGAACGCTGGCCTGCCCGGCGCAGCTCTCCCCCCGGTGGGGGGAGCCGGAGGGGGGCTTCTGGTCGCCGCCAGCTGCTGGTGCAATCCGGCAGGCTCAAGCGGGGTATCCGCATACAGGAGGCCAACTGGGGACGCGTGGTGGTAGCCAACGATGTGCCCTATGCACGTGCCCACAATGAGGGGGTGAATGCCACCATGAGCCAGGCCGTCCGGGCTCACAGTGTGCGCAGCTTCTCCCGCCGCCGTAGTGGCCGCACAGAAACTGTGGCCGCACACACCCGCCAGGGCCACACCCGTACCGTGCGCATGGTGCTGCCCAAGCGCCAGTTCATGGGCAACTCCAACCTGCTCAACCGCCGCATTCAAATGCAGCTCCATACCGCTTTGAAACGTCTTGAAACCGATATATTTAAATAATGCAGCGCCGCCTTTTGGCCTCACCCCCTGCCCCTCTTCCGCCTCAGCGAACACAGCCCGAAGAGGGGTGTTCCCCTCTCCGCCTCAGGCGGAAGGGGTTTGGGGTGGGGCTTATCGGTGAGGCCAATCACAACACCAAATCCCTTACCCATGTTAGCCACTGTTTACACCGAACTCGCCGCCCGCCTGGCCGCTTTAGCTCCCCTCCCCGAGGGAGGGGCTGGGGGAGGGAACGACCTGCCCATTATCAAGTGGATAGACCTCTACAACGCCCAGCCCGAGTTCCTAGAGCAGCGCGAGAGCTTTGACTTCCCCGCCGTGTTTGTGGAGTTTGCGGCCATCAACTGGACCAACATTGCCCACCCCGCGCAACGTGGCGAGGCCAGCATACGCCTGCACGTGGTGCAGTGGTCACTGGCCAGCACCTACAACGGCAGCGAGCACCAAGCCGATGCCCTGCAACGCCTGCGCCTGCTCCAGCAGCTGCACCACCACCTGCATGGCTGGGCGGGTACGCACCACGGCCCCCTCATCCGCACCGCCACGGACAGCGACACCCGCCACGATGCCGTTACCGTGGATGTGCTCACCTACAACAGCCTGTTCTATGACTGCCCGCCCGAGCAGGCCAAGCACTACATAGCCGCAGACCTCCACCTGCTGGGCGAGATAGCCCCCCAAGTGAGCACCCGCCCAGCACCCGCCAATGACGGCCCCGGGTA